AAATAGACAGCGCAACCATTGAGTTTCTGCAAGGCTTTGACATAGTAATAGCTAACCGATTTATAAGTAGAGTAAATGGTAACGATGTAATAAGAAAACTAAAAGATGCAAACGTGCCTTATGTATTAGACATTGATGATGATTACAGGTTACCTAATTGGCACATACTACAAGAAGCAGCAAAGCAAGAAAACCACGCAGCAAAAATACTTCAAGCATTACACTACGCAAAAGCAATAACAACTACACACGAATACTTATCAGGAACTTTAAAATACGAAGCAAGCCAACCGAATGCTTATGAAATACCAAACGCAATTAATCCTGAAGAAGACCAGTATAAGTTTGCAAAAAGAAAACTTGATGTAGTAAAATTCGGTTGGAGTGGTAGTATTACACACTTTGAAGATGTATTGCTAATGCACGATGGTTTGTACTCACTTTACACTCAAGATAGATTAAAAGATAAATTCCAAGTAATTTATGGTGGTTATAGTAATTACGATGATACTTCAATGGCAATAGCAGGAGTTATGTCTTGTAAAGGCAAAGCAAAAGAAGGGCAATTTGCAACCTATCCAAGCACAACTATAAATGAGTATGCAAAGTTCTATGATGAAATAGATGTATCACTTATACCTTTAAGAGATAACCGATTCAATAGGCTAAAATCAAACCTAAAACTAATTGAAAGTGGATTTAAAAAGAAGGCTTGCATAGTATCAAATGTTCATCCATACGAGCCAATGTTAAAGCATGGCAAGAATTGTCTTGTAGTTAAGCATAAAAACGATTGGTATAAGCACATGGTTAAGTTAATTGAAAACCCTGCAATGATTGAAGATTTAAGTGAGCAATTATATTTAGATTGCCAAGTTCAACATATTGACAGAATAGCAGAAGCAAGATACAAAGCATATAAAAGCATTTTAAAATTATGATAGATTTAATATTTTACTGCATAGGAATAGCAATGTTGTTCACTGCCTTTTTTAGCCTAACACAAATACCAACGTGGTTAGATTTTAAACCATTTAACTGCAATGTGTGTTTATCTTTTTGGATTTGTGTAATAACTATTCAATTTGATTTAATTCACTACACACAAGCATTTGCCATAGCAGGTTATGCTGCTTACTTTTCAATGATACTAAAAAGAATAATGTACAAGATATGAGAAACTTTGATGAAATTTATTTTGCAATGAAAAAAAAAGGCGATAACCGATTCAGCCTTTTAGAATTAGTAAAAATATTTGATAACGAAACAAGTTGGGTAGGTACAAGCCAACAACTATTAGAAATCAAATCATTGAGCCATGAGGTTACTGGCATACGTTCAGGCGATTGTTCTGCTTGTAATCTTGATGCAGTTAAAAACATGGTTAGATGGGTAAAACAAAATGAACCTAATATAAAGATAAAAAAATAATGGCATTAATCGCAATGGCTGTGTATGACACAGTAGAAAACGGAAGAACCAAATATACAAAAGAAACTTTAAATAGTTTAATTAATACAGTTGATGAAAAAGAACATCGAATTATAATAGTAGACAATGGTAGTTGTGAGGAAACTAAAAAATTACTTGTTGCATATTATCATTTAGGCATACAAATAATAACCAACACCGAAAACGTAGGAACTGCAAAAGCAATTAACCAAGCATGGGCATATCGTAAACCAAATGAAACAGTAATCAAAATGGATAACGATGTAGTAATAAACAACTATGGTTGGGTAGAAGAAATGGAACTTGCAATGAAACTTGGTGGCTATGGTATATTAGGTTTAAAACGTAAAGACTTAATGCAGTCACCAAATGCAAGTAATCATTGGAAAACAGAACTAAAAATGCTCCCACACGAGAAAGGCGACAACTGGGTAGTAGTAGAAGAAAGTGCAGACATAATGGGAACAGTGCAAATGTTTCACCCTGAACTTATAAATAAAATGGGTGGATTAATGCAAGCAGGGGTTTATGGTTTTGATGATACATTAGCTTGTATTAGAGCAATACTATTAGGTTATAAATTAGCATTTTTACCACACATAGACATTGACCATATTGATGTAGGTGGCGATGCTTACACCGAATGGAAACGCAAATATGCAGGCGAAAAAATGGAAGAGTTTTATAAAATCAAAGATGGTTTAATAAACGGAACAATACCAATAAAAGTAGAACTATGAAAACCGAATTGAAAACAATAACAGAGTACCAAGAAAAACAATGTGATTTGTTTTCTAAATTTAGTGTATTTTCATCTATAGAAGAATATAAAAAAAGAAATCAATTTGACAAAGAAAAAATAATTAATGATATTTACAATGGTAAAGTTGCTGAATTTATGGTTTATAATTTCTTGATACTTAAACAAAAAAAAGTAAACTCACCAGACTTAAATATATATCAAAAGTACAATAAATCTTATGATGCTGATTTATCTTTACAAGGTGCAAATATTCATATTAAAAGCCATAATGTAAATAGTAACTTTCCTGTTTCTTGGGTGTTCCAAAAAAAAGACCCACTAATAACTAAAATAAAAGATGATGATTTTTTAGCTTTGGTTGTTATGAATAAGGAAATAAACTATATGTATTTAAAAAAGATATCAGAAGTAAGTTTTAAAGAACCTGTAAAAGAAAGTTTAAAAGAAACAAAACTTTGCATATATGAAAATGATTTATTATAAATTAATATAAAAAAACCTATGATAGTAATAACAGTAGCAGACCAACGTAGTAAATGTTTCCAATTAGAAAGGTCTTTAAATCACTTTGGATGGAATTACCACATTATTGAAGTTAATCAATGGCAAGGATTTGGAACGAAGTTGAATAAAACTTATGAATATTTAAAAGCTAATCCGAATATAACCGATTTTATATTTGTAGATGCTTATGATTGCTTTTTTCTTGATACACCTGCAAATACAAAAAAGAAAATATATTGGAATTGTTTATTTAACTCGGAGGTAAATTGTTATCCAGATGTAGACCAATTATCTAAATACGAAGAACGTGAACAATACACAAAACCAAATACAAAATTTAGATTCTTAAATAGTGGTGCTTACTATATGCAGTCAGAAACCTTTATAAAACTAATAGACAAACAAGGAATACACGACAGCGAAGATGACCAAAGAATAGCAACTAAATGGCTATTAGACAACCCAAGCATAGGTATAGACCATGATTGTAGAGTATTTCAAACATTGTGTGGTATAACAGAAACAGATTACAAAATAGAGAATAATATATTTATAACTAAAGATAACTTTAAACCAACAATAATTCATGGAAACGGAAAAGCAGATATGAATTTTATTTACGAACTAATTAATTAAAAAATGAATACACTAAAAGAATTACAAGACAGCTATCAAAACACATCGGAGTGGAATGAAATGGTAAACGAAACATTTATCAATAAAACCAATGATGTAAAAGAACTAAAAGCATTAAGGGACTTTGTAGAGCAAAATGCATTTGGATTTGGTGAACGTGCCTTCTATCAAATGTGGTCAATGATAATAGATGAAATGCCACAAACATTTAGCTTTTTAGAAATAGGAGTATTCAGAGGGCAAACATTAGCACTTATAAGAACACTTGCGAACCTAAAAGGTAAAGAATGCAAAATAGTAGGTGTAACACCATTAGATACAACTGATGGGCATTGGGAATCAAATTATGCAGAAGATATAGACTTACTGCACGTATCATTTAACCTTGAACAACCTAAAATTATAAAAGGATTATCAACTGATGAAAAAATAATAAAACAAATAAAGAACTTTGATATAGTTTATATAGATGGTGGTCACGAATATGAAGTAGTAAAATCAGATTTAGAAAACTATTGCAACAAAGCAAACAAGTATTTAGTAATTGATGACTGTGCAAATAGATTTAATTTAAAGTGGGGAATGTTTGCAGGAATAGAACCAGTATCAAAAGCAGTTGATGAATACTTACCACCATTTACTGAAAATAATAACTTTACTTACATCTGTAACGTAATACATAATAGAATTTGGAAACGAAATAAATAATATGAAAATAGAAACAGTAAAAATAAGCGCAGTAAAAAGCAACCCAAATAACCCAAGAATTATTAAAGATGACAAATTTAAAAAACTTGTAACATCAATAAAAGAATTCCCTCAAATGTTGGATATAAGACCAATAGTTGTAAATGATGAAATGATAGTGCTTGGTGGCAACATGAGATTAAAAGCATGTATCGAAGCAGGGCTAAAAGAAGTAGCAATAATAAAAGCAAGTGAATTGACACCAGAGCAACAGAACGAATTTATAATTAAGGATAATGTAGGATTTGGCGAATGGAATTGGGATGACTTGGCTAACAGTTGGGACACCGAACAATTAACTGAATGGGGATTAGATATACCTAACTTTGAAGTAACTAATTTAGAAGCAGAAGAAGATGACTTTGAAACACCTGAAGGAGGAATTGAAACCGATATAGTATTAGGCGATTTATTTGAAATTGGCGAACATAGATTGCTTTGTGGGGATAGTACAGATAGCGAACAAGTATCAAAGCTAATGAATGGCTGTAAAGCTGATTTAATGATTACAGATCCACCCTACGGTATGGATAAAAAAGAAATTAAAAACGATAGCTTTGAATTTTATCCAACAATTGTAAAGTCTGTAATGGAAAGCTTTTTGCTATTTACAAAAGATAATTCAAGTGCTTATTGCTTTGGTTTATATCCTTACTTTGTTGAAATGCACCTGCAAATTAAACAATACGCATTTAGCTATATACAAGATTTATATTGGTTAAAAGGCACAACGAGAAGTGTAAATAATAAGTATCGACAAATAATAGAAAATATAATTTATTTTAGCAAAAACGATGATTATATATTTAATTTTTATGAAAAAAATTATCAAAAGTTTGAGTATTATTTAGGCGAAATGAGTTTGGACTTATATAAAAATCCAAATAAAGCAACAGATAAGAATAAAAAACTATATAGCGAAGGATTAATATCTATGCCTAATTTATTGCAATATACAAATTGCAAGGGATTTTTAAAAGGGAAGGACAATGTAGAGCATCCAACAATGAAACCTATTGAAATGTTGCAAGACTTTATATTGCAAAGTTCTAAAGAAAACGATTTAATTCTTGATTTATTTCTCGGTTCTGGTTCAACAATGGTTGCATCACACCAACTTAAACGCAAATGTTACGGTATGGAACTTGATCCTAAATACTGCCAAGTAATAATAGACAGAATGAAAAAGTTAGACCCTACATTAATAATAAAACGAAATGGCATACGACAAGACTAAAATATTTGAACAAGCAAAAGAAGCAATAGTAAAACATAAACTATTCTTTGTTGAAGACATAGTAGCATTCTTGCCAATAGCAAAAAAAACATTTTATGAATACTACCCAATTGATAGTAACGAATGTAACGAGCTAAAAGGATTATTAGAAATAAATCGCATAACATTAAAAGTATCAATGCGTTCTAAATGGTACACATCAAATGCACCTGCTTTGCAAATGGCATTAATGAAATTAATTGCAACACCTGAGGAACTTAAAAAGCTATCAATGACATTTGTTGAAAGTGAAAACACAAACAGAAATGAAAACTTTGATATAAGTAAACTATATGATAGCAAGGCACAAACCGATTTGGAATCAACTGAATAATGATACACGTTACTTTATTGTAACAGGTGGTCGTGGTTCGGGTAAGTCTTTTGAGATAGGTAGGTTTGCATCACTGCTAAGTTATGAACGTGGGCATCGAATACTATTCACAAGGCAAACCATGACCAGTGCGCACTTGTCTATTATTCCTGAATTTCAAGAAAAAATAGAACTGCTAAATTTAGAACACGATTTTGAAATATTAAAAAGCGAAATCAAAAACAAACAGTCAGGGAGTGAAATATTATTTAAAGGTTTAAAAACAAGTAGCGGTGACCAGACTGCAAACTTAAAATCATTACAAGGGGTTACCACATGGATATTGGATGAAGCAGAAGAATTAGTTGATGAGAAAACATTTGATAAAATAAACCTATCAATAAGGCAAAAGGGAAAAAAGAATCGTATAATATTAATCTTAAATCCCGCAACAAAAGAACATTGGATATACAAGAAGTTTTTTGAAGAACGAGGGGTTATAGAAGGTTATACTGGCATACATCAAGATGCAACATATATTCATACTACCTACATAAATAATCTTGAAAACTTAGACGAATCATTCTTAAACGAAATAGAACGGATAAGAGAAAACAACCCAGCTAAATACAAACATATTGTTTTAGGTGGTTGGGTAAACAAAGCAGAGGGAGTAGTATTTACTAATTGGACATTTGGAGAATTTAACCCACACGGATTACAAACTTCATTCGGATTGGATTTTGGTTTCAGTATTGACCCTGACGCATTGAGTGAAGTAGCTATTGACAAAGTAAGAAAGATAATATACGTTAAAGAACACCTATACTCAAATGGTTTAAAAACCCACGTATTAAGCGGTATATTGAAAGATAGAACGCAAGGTAAGGTAATCATAGCAGATAGTGCAGAAGACCGTTTAATCGCAGATTTAAAGCATGCAGGTATAAACATACGAGCAGTAAAGAAAGGAACTATTGAAAGTGGTATAATAAGAATGCAAAACTATAACATTATAGTTGAGCCAAACAGCCACAATATAGCAAAGGAATTAAACAACTATGTTTATGCAGACAAAGCAAGCCACATGTATATTGATAATTGGAATCACATGATTGATTCAATTAGGTATAACGTAATATTTCAACTTGACAATCCAAGCGCAGGAAGATATGCAACAATGAAAATTTAGCAAAAAAGTAAAAAATTTATATATTAAAGAGAATGAAGTTTGAAAAAATAACCATAAGTCAGTTTATAAAATGCAAAACAATTGCAGAACTTGAAACAGACCCATTGAATAGAAACATCAAATTGTTAGCTGAATTAACTAACAAAACATTTGATGAAATAGAATCAATGCCAATTGAAGACTTAACGAAATCATTAAAAGCATTTAGTGAAATAGAAAATCTGAATCCAAACGCAAAGGTTAAAATGGATTTCAAAGTAAAAGGTAGAAGGTTTAAATGTATTTGGCAAACTCAAAAATTAAAAGCAGCACAGTACATTGATGCAACTTCATTCTGTAAAGATGAAGCGAATATAATAAACAACATTCACAATATTTTAGCAGCGATATGTGTTGAAAAGAATTGGTATGGTAAGGTAAAGAAATACGATGGTGCGAATCATAAAGAGGTTGCAGACTTGTTTTTAAACCACATGAAAATTGAGCAGGCATATCCTATCATGCTTTTTTTTTGCAGGTACTACAAGGAATTAGCAGACAATATCCTAATCTATTTGGAATCGGAAGCGGAGAAAGCACTGGAGAAAGTGAAGCCAATATTGGACAAACATTCGAAACTAAATGGGGTTGGATTGTAGCAATAAACAACCTTGCAAACAACGATAGAAGTAAGTGGGAATACTTTGAAGATATGAACATAATAGAGTTCTTAAACACATTAGTATTTTACAAGGATAAAAGTGAAGATGACAAAATAAAATGGCAAGCGCAGCAACGAACATAGGTAATAAGTATGGCAGTTCACCTGATACCTTTGCAAAAGATTTGCAGACTGGTGTTGATGGAATCTTTTTAGATTGGGCAAATGGTTCTATTGAAATAATGCGCAAAATTATAACTCGTAAAGCAAGAACTAAACAAGCGAGTACATTGGCAAGTTCATTAATTCCATTTCCAAAAGCATTGGGAATACAAATTAAAGGTGAATACTATTGGGAATTTGTGGATGAGGGTGTGAAAGGTGTATTCAATCAAGCAAAAGCACCTAACAGTCAATTTAGTTTTAAGAATTTAGGAGTGCCACCTGATATGCTAAATAGTTTTAAGCAATACATAGCACGAACTGGCAGTAAGGGATTAAGAAAACAAACTTTAATCCGTAAGAATAAAAAGAAACAAGCAGACTTAATCACAAAGGAAGCAATGAGTATGGCAGTAGCTACCAAGATAGGCGGAATAAAACCAATGAACTATGTCGAACCTGCTGTGGGTGCTAAAAGATTAAAGATGTTAAACAAAGCACTATCAAAAGAAATGGCAGTAAAAATAAAATTAGCAATTATAAAGTAATTATAAAGTAATGGCAATAACAATTATAGCAACACCAAGCGCATTCATGGCAGCATTTAATCAAGTGCCATACACAGTAAGTTCAAATCTAACTGCACAACCTAACTTCAATTTTATAGTTGATGTAAACGAAACAAGTGGCACAAACAATCCATTAGCGAGGTTAAAATATCCAGTACAACCAAGTAGCGCACAACTAACATTTGATGTCGGCAACGTATTGCAAAACTATGTTAGCTACGATTTTAATAATGTAACAGGAGTTTTTGGAACTAATACTGATTCAAGACTTAAATACTTTGTACAATTTAGAGAACTATATGATGTAAGTGGAATACCTACTTTAAGTGGAGTATTAGCAAGTAACCCAACAACACCAAGTGCATCAAGTTATAACTTTGCAGGAAATGGAATATTTGATTTTGAAGACTTCACATCAACTGCATACGATAATTTAAATGTAAGTGGCTTTGGTTACTTATCAAATGCAGGAAGCACCGAAAGAATTGAAAGCAATCAAGAGAAGTTCTTATATTGGTTTGACCCTAATACAGCAGTTAAGTTTATACAATACACAGGCGCAACTGGTAACGTAGTAACAGCAGTAACATTAACTGCAAAAGAACATTTATTTAGTATAAAAGCAGGAAAGTACGCACAAGATGTATTAATAGCAGGTGGAATATCAATAATTGATACGTACAATGTTTCATTATTAGGTGCAGCAAGTAACGTATTAGCATCAAGAACTTTCAGTTTAAACACAGAATGCAGCCAATACCCAACAGTAAGACTACATTGGATGAATAAACTTGGTGGATTTGATACGTTTAACTTCAATAAGAACACAATAAACGCAATGGATATAGAACGTAAACAATTCAAAGCACCATTGCCAATAGGTTACAGTAAGCAAGATAGGTTAAAAACCAACTACAACACTACAATAAACGATAAAATAAGTATCAATAGTGATTGGATAACAGAAACAGAAAGCACATTACTTGAAGAATTAGCCACATCACCTGTAATATATCTTGAAAGAAGCGCAACGGAATTTGTAGCAGTAAACATAACCAACACAAGTTACGAAATAAAAACATACTTAACCGATAGAAAGATGTTTAACGTAACATTTGACATAGAATACACTTACTCACGTTACAGACAATCGCTATAATGAATCAAAACAGATTAGTAATAAACCAAGTAGCAGGAGCAAACATAGTTGAGTATGAACTTGACTTGTATGATAATGTACCTTTGCCTATTAACAAAAGTATAATTGACATTCAGAACATAGCTGAACGTAAAAGTGATTTTACTAAAACTATTACTTTGCCCGGCACTCACAACAACAATGATATTTTTAGCAACATATTTAATTTAGCACGTTCAGTTCAAAATACTAATACGTACAACGTCGCTCCTGACTTTAACCCAAACTTAAAAGCAGATGCAATACTTTATAAGAATGGCATAGCTATGATTCAAGGGTACTTGCAACTAACTAATATTAATATAGTTGATGAATATCAAATAGAATACGAGGTAATAATAATTGGCAGAACTGCTAACTTGTTTCAAGATTTAGGCGAAAAGAAACTTAATGAACTTGATTTAAGTGCTTATGACCATACTTGGAATTACACTAACATCGCAGCAAGTTGGACACCATTAGTAACACGAGGTTACTACTATGGATTGATTGACAAAGGTTTTAGTAACGACCAAAAAGGATTCTATACAGTACACCAAAAACCACAAATATTTGCAAAGGCGATAGTAGATGCAATATTTAAAGATGCAGGATATAGGTATAGTTCTGATTTTTTTACAACTGCTAACTTTAATAAATTAGTAGTTCCATGTACACAAGACAAATTATTACTAACAACACAACAAGTAACAGATAGAACATTTAAAGGCGATAGAACAACCAATAGTTCTTATGCACCTATAACAACTATAATTACAAATTTACCTTTTAACAATACTGGCATACAGTCAACACCTGCAGGTTATAATAATACAACTTTTCAATTTACAGTAAAAACAAATGGTCATTATCAGTATGGTTTAAATGTAAATATAACACTGCGACCAATTAACCCTATTTCAGACCCTTATAACTTTCAAATATTTTATATTTACCAAACAAGAGGTGTAACTAAAACATTAATTGGAGCAAAAAGAACAGAGATTAATTCAAATACAACTGATACAAGTAATACTTATTTTGAAACACCAAGTATATGGTGTGAAGTAAACGATATTATTTCAGTAGAAATGGAATCAAATTATTTTGATAGTTGGGAATATTCTTTATTAACTGATTCAGCATTTTTTTCAATACCATTTACCGAAATAACAATTGGTGACACAATGCAACTTGAAAACTGTTTACCTGCTGATATTAAGCAAGCAGACTTTTTAGCATCAATTATTAAGTTGTTTAACTTATATGTTTCGGTTGATGCATTAGACAGTAAGAAACTAAAAATTGAAACAAGGGATGTATATTTTACAAGTGATACAGTAGACTTTACTAATAAGATTGATGTAAGCAGAGGTGTTGAAGTAAAGCCATTAGGTGCAAGTAAGTACAAAGAATATACATTTGCTATGTCAGAAGATAAGGATGAGTTAAACCAAACTTACCAAAGTCAATATGTATATCCTTATGGAACAAAAGTATTACCTATAACAAATGACTTTATTACTGAAACATATAAGACAGAAGTATTATTTGCACCAACACCATTAGGAGCAGCAAGGAACAATCCAAAAGTAGTATTTAGTCAAATAATATTTAAAGATTCAAATGGAAATTCAATAGATAGCACATCAAAATTAAGGTTATTAGTAGCAGGTGGTTTAAGTGCATCAATGGGTACTAACTACTTTCATTATCTTGACCCTGATGGCACATATCATTACTTTGATTCTTATGCTTATGT